GAAGCTAGCGGGGGCTAGGGCAGGATGGAAATCCTAGTTGGATCTCTTACCATGCCAAAATTCATGAACAGTGGAGGACATCGCTGAGTTTTTCAGAATGTAACTCTTGAGGGTCATGTATTCTTGGAGGTTGTCGCTGGGCGGCACATCAAATACATCGTAATTCCATTTGTCATTCTCAGAGAAAAAGCCATGATAGTGAGTGACTAACTGACGGATTTCAGAGATGGTGGGAAAGTCTGGAAATGTGTACTCGAGTGATTCGACGTCAAATTCGGGAAGTTGAAACTTCCACTTTTTGAAGATTTTGTCGAGGTGGTGTGTCGGGACGGGGCCGGAGGGACGGAACTTGTCGTATACCATCTTACATAGAAGATGAAAGTCAAAGTCTTGTCCAACGTTTGCATAGGCGAGGCCGAGGGCTCGGGCGGCGTGGATCCATTCGCGTTTGGGGGGAATGTCACGCTCGGGGAATGCGAGCTGGGCAACGAGCTTGCCAATGGGGCGGGAGGGCATGCCGAAGTTATTCTCGTAAGAAAGGAAGGTGATCTTGGTTCTTAGGGCGGAAAAAACGCTCTTAAGAATGGAGACAATCATTCCATGTCGGGCTTCACAATAGGTAGGTAGCCATTCCATAAAGGAGGCGACGCGGGTGAAGTTCTGACGGAGGAAGATGAGATTATCATCACCCATTACGCAGAATAGCATCTGGTAACACTCTTGGACACTGAAGCCAAATTCGAGCAGACAATCAACAATAATATACATATTGCCAAAGGAGTCAAGGAACTGAGTATTCAGGAGACCGGAGGGGACTCCACCATGCTCACGAATGAAGGCGAAACCATCATGCGAAAGGAAGGTCATGGAAAGGTACCATGATAGTAGAAATACTAGAGAATTGAACATTTTCTGTGCGAAGGCTCTGTGATCAGAGGTTGTTTCTGAATAGAATCGGGAAGGCATATAGCCATGGGAGATTATTATCAGGGAGGGAATGTAATCAAGAAAGAAAGAGATGATTACGTAGTACGGAAGTCGTTGGTCAAATTGTGACCAGTCGAGGGAAATAAAACATGCGAAGGAGAGTGCAACGATGTCGAGATATGACATAGCGCCTCGAAATGTTTCGAGACCGTGGGCAACGCAGCAATTGGGATTGCGGAGCTGTGCAAGGGCAGGTGTAACGAATGTTTTCTCAATGTGAAGGAATCGGTCATCGACAGAGTAAACTGGACGTATTTTCTTTGGCTCAGAAGGAGCGCGAAGGGAAATCTGGGATCTAATGAATAGCTGAGCTGGATGTTTGGCGAACCAAGTATCAAGTAAGGTGAGCTGTTGAGATGGATCCATTTCCTGTGGCGAGAAAGGACGTGCATCATATTTGATATGATGGAATTCTGTTCGAAAGACGTTCATGGTGACATTGAACGAAAAGCCTTTTGTAGTGGGCTTGTCTTTGTAGCGTACGGGAGCGGAATATCGGGCGAGAACGCGGCTGCGGGGATCAAACTTAGAGAAGTAGGAGGCCGAGGTGTTGAGGGGCGTTTCAGCGGCGAGTGCGTCAACGAAGTGGAGAGGTCGATATGGCCGAATGTTAAATTTGGCGCGTATAACGCTCATTATTTGTTCGTGGCGTTCCGTTGTGGGGGGAGGGGGCATTGGGGTGGGACGGTTAAAGTCGCGAAAGGCTTGGGGGCCGAATGAGGGGGGGCGGCAGTAAAGGTCGAGAAAGGACTCGAAGTGGGGAAACCAATCATGTATGATCTTAACAATATCGGGATGAGCGGGGGTACCGGAAAGGGGGACTGATTCATCGTAGATTATATTGGATCGGGCAAGGGGCGTTTCAATGAAGGAAGGATCGTCGGTAAGAATGTGAATCTTTTCGTTGATCATAATTGAAGCGGAAGGGATTGCGTGATAGCGTCGTTTAGCGTGGCGAATGCCGTAAGCTGGTTGACGTTCTTCGGGAAGGTCGCTGTGTTCGATCGGCTCATATAGAAAGAAGGGCTCGTCACGTTGATAGTAGTTGTCTTGAATGTGATCAACTTCATGAGTGATGTGCTGAGATATCTTAGAGCAGGTTATGAGATCGATGTATGCGAGTGGTGAACTCTTATAGTCAAAGTGAGACGATCTGGGGTCGTCACGTGGGATAGAGCGGCGGTGTTCCCATTCAAATAGAATGTTTCTGATTGGGAAAATCAGGGAAGTCTCGGCGCGGTTTTTGCGTTTCATCGCTTGGTAGCGGAGAAGTATTGCAAGAAGGCTGACTGTGTAGAGGGTAAGCATATTGAAGCTTAAAAATTCGTTTAAAAAAATAAACCTGTAAGAGGGATA